ATATCTTTGAACTTCATGGGCCAAAGGGACGGGTCACGCAACTTGAAGAGCTAAGCCTATCCCCTGGTGATTTGTTTGCTAATGACTGGGCTATCGTTGTTTTAGATCCGCGAACCGGGGAGGTTGCCAAATGATACCTTTTGCTATAGGTGCTTTGGTGGGGGCTGGATGCGTGGTGGTATGGTCAGAACTCTACACCCGCTGGCTGTATGCTGATGTCAAGAAACGGGCTAAAGCCCAAGGTATCAGCAAAGAAAAGATGCGGGCTGCCATGCTCTGGGCTACCAGCGCGGAGCTAAGGAAGAATCTTGATGAAGACTAGATTACGCAACCCGCCCAAAGATATCATCACGCAACTTAAACAATGCCCAGCGTTGCAGGAGCAAGGGCAAAGATGGCACATAGACAAAGCCGTCTTTGCTTTAGTCCAGCAGATGGCTGAGAAAGAAAAGGCTAACCAAGATGGCAGCACAACCCGGAGCAGGTAGACCAACCAAGTACAGCCCAGTGGTTGTACAGCGGATTACAGACGCTCTGCGAGGTGGTAACACCCGCAGGGCTTCCTGTGCTGCCGCTGGTATAAGTCAGGAGACACTGGCTAGATGGTTAGCGGAAAATGTTGATTTTAGGGATTCTATAGAAAAGGCTGAAGGTGAAGCCGAGCTGCGCAACCTTGCAGTCATCCAAGATGCAACCCGCACTACTTGGCAAGCGGCGGCGTGGTGGCTTGAGCGCAAGCACAAGGCCGACTGGTCATCTAGGGTAGAGCAGACCGGCGCTGACGGTAGCCCGGTCAAGGTGATCGTAGAGTACGCGGACAAGCCCGGTGCATGAGCTTCACCACGGCAACTGCCTTGACATCCTCCGAACCATGCCGGATTGTTCCATTGATGCTGTTGTAACCGATCCGCCGTACGGCCTATCCTTCATGGGCAAGAAGTGGGATTACGATGTGCCATCTACCGAGATATGGGCAGAATGCTTGCGTGTGCTGAAGCCTGGCGGTTACCTGCTGGCGTTTGCCGGTACTAGGACTCAACACCGCATGGCGGTACGCATTGAAGATGCCGGGTTTGAGATACGGGATATGTTGGCATGGATGTACGGTAGCGGGTTCCCAAAGTCTCACAACCTAGATGGTGAGCATCAGGGCTGGGGTACAGCACTCAAGCCAGCCATGGAGCCTATCACGATGGCACGTAAGCCCTTCAAAGCCACCGTAGCGCAGAACGTGCAGGAGTGGGGTACAGGCGCAATCAATATAGACGGTTGCCGGATTGGTGAAGAGGAAATAATTCAACATCGACCAAAAGAATGGCGAGGTTTTCATAAACTGCAAGATGGTGAAATCAGCGGATATGAAGATTCATCAACAATAGGCCGCTGGCCTGCTAACGTCATGCACGATGGAAGCGCTCAGATTCTGCAAGGCATGGGCGAAGCCGCACGGTTCTTCTACACGCCTAAAGCCTGCAAGGATGATCGGGACGATGGGTGCGAGATGATGGATGCACGAGGTAGGACTTTTGCTTTTCAAAGATGCTCTATATGCGGAAAACAAAAAGTAAATGTACCGGGTAGTGCTTGCCAGTGCATATATCCACAATGGGTTGACGCATTTGAATATTCACCAAGGCAGAACTTTCACCCGACCGTAAAGCCTACCGACCTGATGCGCTACTTGTGCCGCATGGTTACACCTACCGGCGGTATCGTGCTTGACCCTTTCACCGGGTCAGGTAGCACCGGGCGTGGTGCCGTGCTTGAAGGCTTCCGGTTCATCGGTTGCGAGATGGATGCGGACTACATCGAGATAGCGAAAGCCCGTATCCTTGCAGCTGAGAAAGCGTACCAACCTTGCCTGACATTCGACTAGTCCTGCCAAGACCGCATGAAGCCCAGCAGGTGATACTGCGGGAAGCCAAGCGGTACAACGTGCTTGCTTGCGGGAGACGCTTTGGAAAGACCACGCTGGGCGGTAACTTGCTCAGTGACCCGGTACTGCAGGACGGCTTGCCATGCGCTTGGTTTGCACCTACCTATAGGCTCCTAGAAGAGGCGTACGCGGATCATAAGCGCATCTACGCTCCTGTTATCCGGCGAGCTGTACAAAGCCCAGCACCGCGCATCGAGCTTATAACCGGCGCAGCAATCGACTACTGGACGCTTGATGACCCGTCAACCGTAGCCCGTGGCCGTAAGTACAAGCGGGTAATCATCGATGAAGCCGCAATGGCGAGACACTTAGAGCAAGCCTGGACGGAAGCCATCCGCCCAACCCTTACAGACTACAAGGGGGATGCTTTCTTCCTCAGCACGCCCAAGGGTAGCAACTACTTTAGAACCCTTTACAATCAGGCCGCTACCGATGCTGACTGGATGTCTTGGCAGATGCCTACCACGGCTAACCCGTGGATAGATCCGGAGGAGGTAGGCAAGGCCGGCGAGTCACTGCCGAGTATCGCTTTCCGGCAGGAATATTTGGCAGAGTTTGTCGATGCGGCGGGCGCTCGTATCAAGCGGGAGTGGCTACGCTACGGTGATTGTCCTGAAGGCCTACCAACCTACATCGGGGTTGACTTGGCTATATCAACCAAGAGCGAAGCCGACTATACCGGCGTGGCGGTAGTGAGCCGGGGAGACGATGGGACAATCTACGTTAGAGACATCAACCGTACTAGGGCGGACTTTGCAGCTGTCCTACGGTTCATTGAGGCAATGGCGGATAAGTGGAAGCCTAGTATGATCGGCATCGAGCAGGTGCAGTATCAAGCCGCTGTTGTGCAGGAGCTTCTAAGGCGCACGAAACTGCCTATCCGGGGCATCCGCCCAGACCGGGACAAAGTAACCCGCTTTGCGCCTCTGGAAGCCCGCTACGAGCAAAGCCAAGTAATGCACTGCCAAGGCCTACCGGCATACTTTGAAGATGAGCTGCTATCCTTTCCTGTTGGTCGGCATGATGACGTAGTGGATGCCCTGGCTTATGCTTGGCAGGTGTGCGGATCTAAGCGAAGTTGGGGAGCCGTCTAAAATATATCTCCCTATACCCTTGCAAGATATATATTCACGGTGTATATTATTGACATCAAGCAGGGAGATAGAGAGATATGGAACTTACCGCACAAGACAGATTAGCCGCACTGAGAGTTAAAGCCAAAGCATCCGGGTTTGTTGCACCAGCACCTAAGAATCCAGCAGTTGTTGGACAAAGTGTAATTGCTAAGTTTTACAAGGAGTGCAATGGTTGGGTCAATCATGGATGTGGACTCAAAGGTTACGTTGCAACAATCCACGGAACTGTAACAAAAATAGACGGTATGCAGATATGGGTGACAGATAGCAATACAAGTTACAAAGTCAATGCACTAGGTTGTCATTACATCAAGTAACGACTAGGAACCCACATAGCCCCCGCAAGGGGGCTTTTTCTTTTTGTGGGATACTGAAGCCATGGGTATCTTTGACCGCTTCCTCGGACGTAAAGCCGCAGCCAACCCGACACAGGCATTACCGTTGCCACTTAGCCAGTCTAGGGACATCTACCTAACCGGCTATGGTTCAGGTCAGCTACAAACATTGCTACGCCGGGCGCTCCCTGGAAGCACTAAGGACTGGGCGCGTGTAGCCGGTGACCTTGGGCTAAACGGTGTTGTAGCTAGTGCCATTGACTGGTACGTCAGGAACTACCCTCAAGCCACGCCGCGCTACTACCGACCGGTAGACAGCCAGCAAGCAGAGCCGGTAGAAGACCACCCGGTTCTACAGCTCATGGCGCAACCGGATCCGATGATAATGGGTAGCCTTTTCTGGGGCTGGGTCATTCAAGACTACAAATTATTCGGGAATACCTACCTAAGAAAGATTCGCTCTTCCACCCGTGGCACCGTGACCGCTTTGCAGTTTCTACCGCAGGACATGGTTAGACCGGTTGGTAACGGCATCAATCCTTTGACGCACTACGTCTACACCACTGATGGCCGCTCCTTTGACATCCCGGTATCTGACATCATCCATATCCGGTACGGCAGAGACCCAAGTGATATCCGGATAGGACGTGCGCCGCTTACCGCTGTCCTGCGGGAGATTGCAACCGACAACACGGCATCCACTACCGCTTATGGACTCTTGGCAAACGGGGCTATGC